GTACCATTAGAAGTAGTACCTGTATCTTTTGAAGTTGTAGAACCTTTTGCATACACATTCCATGTCCTACCATTTGTAGGGTTATTATTAGCATCAGTTCCCATATTAATAACTAACTGGTCACCTTCAGCCATATCATTATTCAGAGTAAACTGAATAGACTGACCAACAATCCAACCATTACCATATGAAGAACCAATAGCAATATTATATGTACCAGCAGTTAAAACATTATCAGCATCTGCATACCAAATAGCTTCAGGTGCATCAAATGGAACACCATCAGGTAATGCATAATGCCATTTAAGATACATATTTCCATCCGCATCATAATGAACAATATCCCATGGTGCGGCTACATTTGTATCTGCTACTTTTTCCCAAGTATCAGAAATCTTAGAACCTATAGGATATTCATGTTGAGCAACACCATCCTCAACAAGCCTTTTTAATCCATGCCAATCATGAGTGTCCCATCCATTGGCAAGAAGGTCGGTATAGGCTTCAATATTATTTACCTTGTCATAAATCTTGAGCAAGGTCGCTTCTGTTCCGACTTTTCCCATTTACTTTCTCCTTTATTCATCGTCATCAACTTGATTAATATCACCATTCTCATCAATATAGAAACCAAGATGATAAACTGCATACTGTTCTTCACCAGATTTTATATTCTCAAATATATCACCAACAGTTTTAGCATCGGCAAATCCACCACTCACACTTAAAGTTGTATCAGATGTTGGTTTATTTAAAATATAATCATCTTGTGAACTATCAGATTGTGTCCAATTTGCTTGTACATTAACTTCTGCACCAGACGCAATGCCATCAAGCTTTGTTTTATCACTTGAAGACATTAAACCACTTGTACTTTGTGTAGCATCAACAGGTTTATTTTTAATATAAGCATCGGAAGTATTGTCAGTAACACTCCAATCAGATTGAACATTAACTTCTGCACCAGACGCAATACCATCAAGCTTCATTTTATCAGCCGCTGTCATAAATCCAGCAGATGTAGAACTTGCATTACCTGGCTTGTTTTGTATGTAAGCATCTGAAGATGTATCTGTTTCGTTCCAATTAGCTTGAACATTTACTTCTGCACCACTTGCAATACCATTAAGCTTTACTTTATCAGAAGCAGACATAAAACCATCAACGCTTGTTGTAGCATTACCTGGTTTATTCTTAATGTAAGCATCAGAAGAACTATTTGATTCAGTCCAATTGGCTTGAACATTTACTTCAGCCCCAGTAGCGATACCATCAAGTTTTGTTTTATAATCATTAGTAAAGTCATTTGTTGATAATCCTTTACCACTGATTTTATCTACCTTTGTGTACAATGACTCCCCAACAGTTACTTGCGCCCAATGCGCAGAGTTCCATGCTTCTGGAGAAGAAATAGTAGAAATACATCTATAAAGATTATTATTATGCATACAATATTGCCCTATAGCATAAGTAGCACTTGTACTATATACAGCCGCAATATTAGCAGACATACTTGCACCTAATTGTGTAGCATCAAATTTATGAGTACCATTAGTTGCATTATCAACTACTATATAATCACCAGATTGTAAAGAAGCAATTGACTCAAGACTAGTTATTCTTACAGACATTGTATCACTCCTTTTAATTATTAAACTTTGCTAGGGACAAATTTATGTCCCTAGCAAATTATATCTTATTTATTTCTTAACACTTTTAGCCGCCGCTAAAGTCTTCTCTCCAATAAGTCCATCACCTTGACCTTTGCCCATAACTGTTTCTTGGAATTGTTTAGTCCACTTTAATGTATTATCACCATAATAACCATCTGGTGTACCAACCTTTCCATCAAAATACCAATTAAGGAACATCTGCCATTGTCTAACTCTATCACTAACTTCACCATGTCTAATTATCATAGTGGTATTTACTGATGAATTAAACCTATGAACCCTTGGGAATTTCTTATAATTATCATCAGTTAAGGTTTTAACTCTAATAGAGTTATTCCATTTCTTTGAACCCTTAACATTATCATCTCCACTACCTGCTTCAACGATTTTACCATTGCCAATATAAAGTGCAACATGCGTATCTCTACAAAGCACATCACCCTTCTTTAATTTTGACTTAGCAGGATGCCCAAGATTTGTAAATAATGAAGAAGCGTCATAACCTTTGCCTTTATGGAAGTCCCAAGACGACCCTTTTTTACAAATCTCTAAAGCTTTTGGCACACATCCACCATGCGCCCAACAAGCATGAACGAATGGATTGCAACAATAAGTTTTTTTGTAATCCACAATACCCTTTTTAGAACGCCCACCCTTATCGGTATTAGTTCCACAGAAATAACAACCATTGTGATGAGCATTTATAGTCTTATTTTTATTAGTATATCCATAATGGAAGCTATTATCACTTGCAATCCATATACCAAACTTACATGCATCAGCAATTACTTCGGCATTACTCTTTTTAAGAGTCAATGATGGCAATGTACCGCTATAATTAGTAGGTTCTTTGGTAACGACATAGTCTATCTGAAGTTCAGGCTCTACAACATAGTCTACTTCAACTGGTGATATCTCTTTTATCTTAGTAAAATCTTCATAACACCAAGACACATCTGTATTTTTAGCAATACCTGGGACATTTTCAGTAGAACTATACTGCCACATATCATATGCGCCCTTATATTCACACTTTTTGTAATATTGCGCCACCCATTTTGTATGTTTCGCAGTAATTTTACCTATCTTATTATTAAACCAACTAAGACTTGCATATACTCCAGCTATATATCCAGCATTTGTAATCTTTTTACAAAACGCATTACATACTGAAGCTAATGTAGTTTTAGATTGTTTACCTTGATAGGTATTATCTTCCATATCTATATAAACAGGATAACTAATCTGCTTACCTTTAAGATTATCAATGCAGAATTTAGCTTCTTTTTCAGCCATTGCTGTAGTTGTAGCAAGTGAATAGTAATAAATACCTATAGGAAGCCCAGCTTTTTTAGCATTAGCATAGTTATTTTCAAATGTACTATCCAATGTAGGCTTCTTTGAAGAACTACCAGTATAGCCAATCCTTAAAATAACATAATCTATACCATTAGCTTTAGCTTTTTTAAAGTTTTCTACACTAATTTTACCTTGCCATACACTAATATCTACACCTTTCCATTTATTTTTTACGGTAGGTGTAGCAACAGCATCAGCTTTGTTAAACTTTTTAGCCGCTTCCAGAGAAACTTTGCCGAATAATCCATCTGCGCCACCTTGTAATTTACACTTAGTTTGGAATGCACGAACAGCGGTGTCGGTCTTAACACCAAATTCACCGTCAACAGTAAGTCCAGAATTCATAGCCCAATTAAGGAACTTCTGAAGTTTCTTAACTTCCTCTCCTTTGTCACCCATCTTCATATAATTACGATATTTTGTACCTTTACCAGTATAGCGAATAATTACTTTCATACCGCTAACATATCGACCATCAAATTTCCTATCGGCTCTAATATTATTAGCTTTACTACCGCCACCTGTACTATCGGCAACACAACTATCTGACATAATAAAATACATATGTTGATATGTATTTCCATCAAAAAGCAAACATAAATCTCCAGCTTTAGCTTTTGATTTAGGAATTACTTTTTTATTATTTCTAATAACCTTTATATCCTTAATACCAATAAGTTTCTGCGCAATCTTTAATGCTTCTGCATCAGTTTTTGCATTATAAATTTTCTCACCATTTTCATTTGAAATAACATGGCAATTACATTTACTTGGAATACCACCACCATGATGCCAAATAGCAAAAGCAAAACCTATGCAATTCCAACCGAAATAATCATCATATTTACGACCATTGCATACTGGGCAAGTATGTGTTTTAGTAACATTACTTTGCCAATTTACATAATGATATTTCTCATTTGAAATCTTTTTTGCCCATGCTTTCATGTCAGCAACCATATCAGCATAAGTATATAAAGTTTTTACATTAGGAAAAGCTCCTGTATATGTGCTCATAACATCAACCCCTTCCTAGTGTTTCTCTGTAGTTCCAACAGCTTTAGCTTTTGTAATAGTATTTGGGCCAGCTATACCATCTTCAACATAACCATATGTCTTTTGGAATGTTAATGTGGCATTTTTAGTCAACTGACCAAAAGCTCCATCTACATCAAGATTAAAATTACCCCACCAATTAAGGAATGTTTGCCATCTCTTAATATCAGTTTTTGTACCCGTCTTTGTACTAACTGTATTAATAGGATATTTGCCTTTATAATTTGTTGGTTCAGTATCAACGCCAATGTATTTATCTTCAGATATATCAGCCGACCAGATTTGTGGAATTAACCCTCTCATTGTAGTTTCATAACAGTACCATCCATCATGATGTCTGCCACCGCTATCTTTACAATAAAGATAATGTTTGTTTCCAATCATTTTATAGTCCACAAAAGCTACATAATGTCCTCCAGAAGTCCAGGTCACACCACCTCTTGAACCACCACGGAATAAAATAACACCAACTCTATGTTTTCTTTTCTCAAGAGTAGCCCATAAATTATCCATTGTAGCATGATTAATTACTTTAAATCCATAATGCTCTAATGTTAATTTAATTCCATTCCATGTTGTTCCATTACCATAAGTAGCAAAACCTTGACTGACCATCCATGGTCTAACATCGGCAGGAGTATAATTCTTATATTTTTCTAGCTCAATAATAACATGGGTACATGCACAGCAACCACATCCATTACCTGCAAAGGAATACCTTTTTGTAGGATATGGTAAACTGCCCCACCTTGTATCGGCTTGTCTATATATCTTACTATTCATTTTCCGTTTCCTCTGTTCCCTCTTCAGCTTCATAAATATCTTCTACAACCTCATCATCCTCTCGTGGAATTTCTTCGGAATAGAAATATTCACCTGCATAATCATTGTTTTTCTCAGCTTTAAGTTGTCTAGTTATACCCGTACCAATACACGCTTCTTCAGTATAGTTATTGTTATAATAAGTAGTTAATGCCGAAACAACAAGGTCACTAATTATAGTTAAAATAGCCCATGCCAAAGTTAACCAACTAAAACCTAAAGCACCCACTGCCGCAGACACGGCATAAATAGCAGTATTTAAAGATACAGCAATCCTTAAAGCAGTTCTAATTTTAGTACCTTTATCCATATCTTAAACACCTTTCTTTATTCATCAACTTGTGCTAAATCACCATCACTGTCATAATAAAATCCAAGATGATAATCAGCGGTT